AGCCATTCCCTCAGTGCTCCGCTTTGGGAATTCTATTTTTGCGGCGTATTTAAGCGCCAGCTCTTCCATCCGGGATTTATTGATCTTGGTCATAGCTTTCCAGATATAACATAATCTCTTCCCCTGCATACATAGCGTGCCCTTGTGAATCAGGGAGAACTGGCACAAAGCTCCTTGGTATAGTGGCACTACTGAGAAGGCCCCTGAGAATCTGATCGCGGATTGGTTGGAGAATAGGTGACAGCAGATCAGAAGGAGTTTCGTATCGTGATCCTGATTCACGACCTCACCCAAGCGGGCTATGAACTCCGGTTCACAGAAGATTTTCGTGGGATGGTCTGTCTTTCTGCAAGCAGACACGGGGCGGACCTGGGCCACTGGCACCTCGGGCAACCGCATGCCAGCATGGAGGAACTCACCCAGCAGATTCGCCAGCGCCTCGCAGCGCTTCCGGAGGAATCCCGGTGAGAAAGATGCGTGCACCTCTCGTCAATCTGCTGAGCAGGTGCTTCGAAAAAGTGCAAAATCACATGGGTTGGACTGAACGCAAGACACTGCTTTGGTTCGACACGCCAAACCCTCTCTTGGGTCCCGGTATGTCGCCTGGTGATTTATTAGTCATGCGCCCGGATAAGATTGAACGCTGGATTGACCAGCTCATTGAGGAGAATAAGATGTGATCCCCGCTGAGAAGCTAGATAGACTCAGGCAGCTTGCGGAAAGCGCCACGCCGGGACCTTGGGCCAAAGCCTGCGCAATCAGTAGTCACGCGATAGTCGACCGGGAGATTATCGAGTCCATGGCCGCGTGTGGGCCTTCTCATAGCGAGGAAACTGAAGAACAGTACGCGAAGGTAATTAACGACTCTGAGTTTATCCATGCATTCAACCCAACCCAATGCATCGAGCTACTGGATGAGATTCAAAGGCTAACCGATGACGACGACGCGGAGTTTAAGGTCATCACGCTATCAGCGGAGATTGGTAAGCTGAAGCGGGAGAATGAGAAGCTCCGGAAGGCGCTGGGAGACGCGCTAGCCGCGTTTGATCGCGCGGATGATGACGCCGTAGAGGCTTATTTACAGGAGGCTTTGAAGTGAGCTGGCAGAAATGTCCTGCATGTGACGGCACGGGATTGACCGCCATCTGGGTTTCGATTGGGAAAATTTGTTCCGTATGCCAAGGGCAAAAGATTATAAATGAGATTACAGGCTTGCCGCCGTATAAAATAGTCACGACGACAGGCACAGAGATCCCAGAGAGCCCGAAGCCATTAACCTAGGTATGGGTGAGGCAGAGGCTTTTGGGATTAGGGTTGGTCGGGTTCGTCCAGAATGACTGGGCGGTAAAGTTAGGTGTAAGTACCGCAACCCCGCCAACCTGAATTTACACGAGGGATCAGATGTTCAACTGTTATGTGCATGGGTGGACCAGCTACGAACGCCCGTGTGTGATTTGTTGGCCACTTTGGAGCTTGACTAGTACGTCCATCTCCATTGATATCCCAGTAGACCATAAGAACCATAAGATCCATAAGATCCATATGGATAACGCCGAGCTCGAGGACGCCGATGAACCTAAGAGCGATCTAGATGACGAGTATCGGCTGAAAAAGCCTAAACGGAAGAAGAGACCTTGATCTTGATGGGAAGGCTGAACCATGCCGCGCAGGAAACGCACTGGTAGCGCCCTTGTCTACCGCGTGCAGTCGCTCGAGTCCCACGGGACTGAATCTGCCCACTCCCGCACGCTGGGCATCCTTCACGCCTCTCATTGCCAATCTTAGACATATTGGGTAGCGCGGTCCCATACTTGCGCATCTCGAGGTAAACCTTCTCGAGTACCCGGATATCTGCAACGCAGTGGCTCTCTATGTATTTAAGAGCATCCGCGTATCCCGCTCTCCCTCGAGTCCAATGCTTGAAGTCGAGCGGCGTTTTCAGTTCCCTAACCCCGTTCTCTGGAAGGGGTATGAGCTGCGATAAGTTGGCTAACCGGTTAGAGCTCAGCTTCAGCTTGTAACGCGCCGTTCTCCAAGGGTCATACATCGGAGTATTAGCGGGAGGATCGATCTTATTCATCATGCAGCGAGCATTCAAGAAGGGGAGATCGAAGCGCGATCCGTACCAGGCTACTTGGAGGTCAGCGTCTTCTATGTAGGGGAGAAACTTTTTAATAAGCGCAACATCATCCGTGACGTCGCGCTTAAATCGATCAAACTGTCGGATCGATATCAGGTTGACCTTGGAACTTCCGAGCCACTTATACGCGATGCAAAAGATGAAGCCAAAGTCGGCATCGAGGTTCGAAGCTTCGATATCCCATAAGAGAATCTTCGGCTTAATCTCTTTCACCTATTTAAGATTGTCACACGCATAGAGCTGGGGCACAAATGAGGCTCAACTGCATCGGGTATGAACACAAGGAACCTCCCGTGAGTAACCCTAATTCACGGGGGGTTTCATTCATGAGGAAGTTATGCCAACATTGTTAAGAAGCCTTAGCTTAACTGGTAGAGCGACCTCTAACTTTCCGAGAGCTAAGAGGTAGGTGCATGTTCGAATCATGCGGGCTTCACTGAATAATGGCTAAAGATAAAAGCACTAAACTAATTCTTGAACAAGCGTTGTTTAAGCAACTGAGCACTACAGTAGACGGAGGTTGGAAATTGGTTTTAGAATTCGATCAGAGCCAAGCTCTCTCGCTTCAAGCCCTCGCTACCTTCCGAGAACGTATCCTTAACCTCGAAGTAACAATACCTGACGAAAACTAGTAAAATAATAGTGAAAAACATTTAACAATGAGACCTGGAAATCCAGCGTTCGTAAAAGGGAATAAGCTAGGTCGAGGCAGGCCTAAGGGCTCTCCGAACAAGGACAAGAGGACCGTTCGAGATATCATCGAAGGGGTCCTAGGTAAGTCCATCCCCGAGAGACTGCTCGAGCTGGCTAAGATGAAGCCACAGCAAGAGCAAGATATCTTGATTGCACTCATGCCCTACACCTATCCTAAACTCCAATCGACTGAAGTGAAGGCCGATGAGACAACTCATGCGATCGGCGAGAAGGTTCAAGCTCTGAAAAACGATATCCTAGAAATCAAAGGACTCATCTCGGATGAACATCGCCCTAGTAACGAGCCTCCCCCAAGCGACCGCGTCTCGGCTGTCTGATCCAGACTGGTGTAACAAGTTCCACGGGGCAGGCTGGGTCCCTTACTTCGCTGAGATGCTCGGGGAAGAGGGGCATACGTTCTTAGTTGGCAGGGAAGCATATTCACAATCAACGGGGCGTGTAATCTGTGAGGATCTACAGAAAACTGGCCAGGGTCTAGTGGTCGATGGATGGACGCCTCAAGTTAACTTTTGTCTCGAGTCTCCGCTCTATGTTCCTTATTTCTACGATAGCTTAGACTACTACTCTGAATACAAGCACCGCCTTTGGTTCAATGGCGGAACCGAGGTAATTAAGTTCCCGAGCTTCGATATCCCTCTTCAGCCAGTGCCCTGGGATGACCGGCTGTTCCTCTGCATGATCTCAGCTAACAAGCACTACAAAATGATGGGAGGATGTACTCCAGAGCTCGCAAAACTTCAGCTACACGATTACCGCTACGCGATGGTAGACCAGTGGTTCGGTAAGCAAGACCTTTACGGCAAGGGCTGGCCTGGATCGGTTGGTAAAGAGATACCGGACGGTAGGAAGCTCGAGGTTCTCCAGAACTACAAGTTCACGTTCGTCATTGAGAACGTTCAGATGAATAACTACATCACTGAGAAGATATTCGACGCGTTCGCTTGTGGGGTGATCCCGCTTTACCTCGGGGCTCCGAATGTTGAGGACCTGATTCCGCGGGAGTTGTTCATAGACCTACGGAAATTCGATGGCCAGAAGAGCTTAGAAGGCTATCTCCGAGGGCTAGACTCAGACCAATGCCAGCATATGATTTACCGAGCTCAGAAATGGCTCACTGAAGAGGGCCGAGCGTGGTCCTACTATTCCTTTGCCCAGAGGATGTTTGAGCTCGCAACTTCCTAGCCCATTTCTCAGGGCCGATAAGCTTTCGGAGAAAGAGCAGCTAGCTCTCTACAAAGAGACCCTACGAGCGGAGTACAATCGAAGCCTATTCTGGACGGCTAAGAAGCTCCTAGGCTTTGACGCCATGGTCGAGCGGACTCATAAGCCAATCTGCGACGTCCTCATGGCTCCGACCAAGCGCAAGATGGTAGTAGAGCCTCGAGGTAGCTTTAAAAGCTCTCTCTGCTCAGTGGCCTACCCGATCCATTGCCTAAACCAGAATCCTAATCTCAGGATCCTTCTCGACTCCTCAATCAAGGCTAACGCAATGAACTGGGTAAGGGAGATCGCAGCTAAGCTCCAGATGCCCCATATGACCGACCTCTATGGCACCTACCGGACCCGCGGTGACCGCTGGCAAGAGGGCGGCGGAGCTATTACTATTGCTCAGCGCACAAAGAAGGATATCAAAGAAGCTTCCATCACTGCGTCTGGGGTTGAATCGGGTAAGACCAGCCAGCATTTCGACATAATCATTATGGATGACCTGAACTCCGACGATAACTCCCAGACTCCGGAAGCCCGGGCCAAGGTCCTTAAACATTACCAGATGAATATAGGGATCCTCGAGCCAGAGGGGATTATGGTTGTAGTCGGGACACGATACGCTGAAGATGATGTAATAGGCTGGGTCATGGCTAATGAGATTGGCGTCAAAGCCGTCAATGGAACCCTCGTCGAGCTTGCCGGAAGTTGATCCGATCTATTTCGAAGCCGAGGGAGATCCGCAAGCCGAGCAGAACCTCTGGAAAGCCGTCCTACTCACCATTATCGACGACGCAAAGAAACTGGAAAGCGACTACAAATGGTCACTCAAGCAAGTGCCGATAGTCGAAGCGGATCCAGAGCGGTTAAACAACTATCGTCGGTTACTTTCCTCTTCAGCTATCGACCTCTATCGATTAGTCCTAGATCCATGGACTAGGCTTGTTTGCGAGTGGATAGAAATTCCACACTCAAAACTCCTCACCGTCGTGAGGGATCGCCTATCCGCTATTCCAGGAGTTAAAGAACGATGAGTTTTCCCAAGATTACCAGTCTAATAACGCATCATCTCAACGAGTGTGACAAGTTCGTTGAGAATGCAGCGATCTCAGCTCTTAACTCTGAGGGGGTTGATAACGAGGTAATAGTCCTATCGGACGCGCTGAAGCCCCCGCGCGTCCCTACCAAGGCTAGGCTTATTTGGGATCGCGGACTAGGGAACGCTAGCCAGAAGGTCCATCAAGGGATCAGTAAGGCTAGGTTCGATAGCGAAGCCTTTCTCCTCATGAGCGACGACGTCATCATCTCGATGGGAGCGGCGGCCTCTATGTACAGGGGGGCAAGCACGTTCAATGCGATTGTAGCTCCGGTCTCAAACCAAGATAACGGTATCAGGTACATGACGGCCTTTGAGCTCGAGCGACCAGACGGCCAGGTGAAGTATGCCCCTAGAACGGCGGACTTCGTTGATATGATGGGCTGGGAAGGCGCGGTCATGAACTACAAGCGCCGCGAGCTCGTTGAAAACCCGATCTTCATGCGTGTAGACTGGCAGCCATTCTTCTGCGTTTTGATCATGCGGGGCATCTGGGATAAAGTGGGACCATTGGATCACGAGCTAGACTTTAGAGGGAATGACGTCGCTTGGTGCCAAAAGGCGGCGGGATATGGAATTCCAACTCTGGTCCATTTTGGAGCGTTCGCGTTCCATTATGGGTCTAAGACCTTAGACAAGTTATCGGCGGCCGAGAAGGCCAAGGCAGATGAAATTTACATGAGAAAAATGGGGATGAAGAAATGATTCATAGTAGCTCTTATGCGGGCTTTACCGGCGGTGATCTAGCGGTTGGGTTGAGCTCGACCATCAAGCTGGCCCTTGGCCCAGACCAGGGCAACGTCAACTTGCTCTACAATGCGGGCGGATCCACTATCTGGATCTCTGGTATCTCGCTAGCCTTCGGGAACGGCTTCCCCTGGGGGATTACTGCTACGACCAGATGGCTTAACCTCCCGGGTTACCGCGGGGATCTCTACTTCACGACCGCCGGCGCTACTGCATCTCTGGGCTGGTATAAGCTTCTGACGGCTCCCTAATGGGCACAGAAGGTTCAATCTATGGGTTCTTAGGGACCCAGCACTATATCGGGGTGAGCCAGGTCATTGGCATTACCGTGATCCCAGGGCTCTTAGCGATGACAGTGAAGCATTCAGGCGGGGGCACGCTCTGGTCTGGTGGGGCTACGGTCTCAGTTGGGAATGGCTACCTAGTCTCAACTGGTGAGGCGCTCAATATCGACTCTCGAGGCACCCTCTACTTCACTTCAGCCGGAGCGACGTCCACGATTCATATCCTACGCGGTAGAACATCGGGGTTTGAAGACTAATGGTCATGATGACTAGTAGTGGCGCTATCAAAGGAAGTGAGCCAGTACAAGTTATTGACAATACTAAAGTAGAGAGACCCAAGACCAGTAAGGTAATAACTTTTACCTTACTAATAATCGGCCTAGCGGAGGGGCTGATTCTGTGGCGCATCTATTATCCATAACCAATAACCTCGACGTATCTGGGGGCGGCGGAACTCCTGTAATCGGAGGAACCGTTGGATCAGTTCTATTCATCGGATCCGGTGGGGTTCTCGCTCAGGATAATTCCAACTTCTTCTGGGATGACACCGCTAACTTTCTAGGTCTTGGCATCGGCGCTCCGACTGCAAGGCTTCACATAGCCGGGAACATATCGGCGGCCGCGTGGACGACTAGCGGTGCCAGGCTTAGACTGGCGACTGGCACCTATACCGATACCTCTTCGAGCGGCACGGTCGCTCTGGTAGCGGCGGATTCGATCACTGCCCCAACGATAGCGGCCTCGAGCGCGACGACCTACACGGTGGCCAGTACGCTCTACATCGGCGGAGCTCCAGGGGCAGGGGCCAACGTCACAATTACAAATGGCTACTCCATGTGGGTTCAGACCGGAGACGTAGCCTTCCAGGGTCGCCTGAGATTAGCCGCTACAAACACTGGTACTACTACATCACAGTTAGATATCGGGGGTTCGGCAGTATCGGCTGAAGCCTGGGGGGCGGCAGGTATCGCTATTCGACACCGGGGAAATCAGTTCACCGATACCAGCTCTTCCGGAACGGTAGGTAGCGCTCATACTCACTCTTTAGGGACCTGCACTTTCAACGCGTCTAGCGTAACGACCTACACTAACGCCGCCGCTTTATATATCTCCGCTGCTCCGGCGGCCGGGACCAATGTCACCATCACGAATGCTTACGGTCTTTTCATCGACGCAGGCGACGTTCGTCTCGACGGAAAACTGATTTGTAATAGTAATGCCAACGCGCCGACCGCTGGACTTACCGCTCATTCCGGAGCGATATCCGCCGCCGCATGGGGCACCGCTGGTATTCATACGAGGTTTGTCGGTGGCACGGTGACCGATACCTCAACCGCCGATGGCGCGACCGTCACTAACGCGGTCACGAATTCGATTACTGCGAGCACAATTCAAGCGACCAATGCCGCGACAATTATCACCTATACCCACGCGGCTACTTTATACGTCTCAGCCGCTCCAACCCCCGGCACTAATATCACTCTGACCAACCCATATTCTATTTGGGCCGACGCTGGGGATTGCCGATTCGACGGATCGGTTGGGATAGGTTCATCCATGAGTGGATCGCCTTCAGCCATACTGCAAGTGAATGGAGCAAAGACTCAATCGGCCTGGACTACGAACGGTATAAGGATCAGGGTAGGGACAAACACATTCACGGACACGTCCTCAAGCGGGACAGTGTCTACTGTAGCGGCTGACTCATTCGGAACCGCTACGTTTGCCGCTAGCAGCTCCACTACCTATACAAACGCTTCATCTGTCTATATTGCAGGTGCAGCTATAGCTGGCAGCAACGTCACGATAACTTCCGCTTGGGCCTTGGATGTAAACGGAGCGACACAGATACGGACCACTCTCGGCATCGGCAATAACGTATCCGGGGTGGTGCCTCGAGCGCTACTAACGCTCTCTGGGGATGTATCGTCCGCGACTGCTCATACATTAGGTGGACAACGGATTAGAGCGACTTCTCGGACCTACACCGATACAGCCTCAAGCGGGACAGTAACTAGCGCGTCCGTTGACGGCTTCGCTACAGCAACTATCGCGGCGAGCTCATCCACCACGTTTACAAGTTACGCCAACGTCTACATAGCTTCAGGACCAACGGCTGGCAGCAACGTCACGATCACTCATAACTACGCGCTCTGGAGTGATGCTGGTATTAACCGTCTCGACGGTAACACCATGATCGCATGTTCTGGGACACCGCTTGCCCAGTTCAACCTGGCCGGCTCGGCTGCGATGAAGCGAACGGGAACCGCGACTAGCTACACGATTCTTGTCACCGACTACTACATAGGGGTCACATCTACAGCGGCGGCCCGGACTATCACTCTTCCAGCGGCGTCGGCCTGCTTTGACTCAACCAACAACGTTGGTATGACGTTCATCGTGAAGGATGAGTCAAACGCAGCGGCGACCAACAACATCACGGTGACTCGAGCTGGGTCTGACACCTTTACAGGTGGAGCGACTTCGACCGTGATTAATACCAACGGCGGGGTTGTTTGGGTCATGGCGATTTCAACTACTCAGTGGGCAATCATATGAGTCATGGATTCTTTGAGCCAGGATCGAGCCAGGATTCTCAGATATACGCTCTGACTGGGATTGATGCTAAAACCGTTGCCGATCACTTGCTGATGACCACGGCAAACGAGGGTAAGAGCTTTCTGGTTACCAGGATGTTCGTCTACTATACGACGGTGTCTGGATACATCTCGGGCTCGACCTTCAACCTTGGTTCCAACGGAGCGAACTACAACAACATTGTGAACTCAGGAAGCCTAGGCGCTATCGTGGCTCCAGGGAATGCGGTAGATCAGGTTTTGGCAGGGAGTACTCCCGCCGTTGTAGACCCAAACACCGGGATCTATTTCAGGATCGCTACCGGTGGATCTGGAACGACCCTGACTATCGCGGTTGTTGTTACCGGGCACTACCTACCTTAAGAGGCATTCATGGCTATCATCAAGTCTAAGGAATTCAATAACGGAGCGGTTGGGGAATACTGGCGGATTCTGTGCATCCAGCTATTCTACTCGTCGGGCGGAAACGTCATGGAGTCTAGGGCTGAAGTAGCTTGCTACTTGGACAAGGCTAAGAGACTCGATGGTAAGACACCCTTGTGGATCGAAGAGGTGGATCTTACGCTTGACCCTACCAAAACAAAAGAGTTTAACGATTTAGTAGCCATGGCGTATTCTGAACTTAAAAAACTAGACGCTTTCAAGGATGGTATCGATGACTGAACAGATGAGCGAACAAACGTTAGCCGTGCCTGTGGTTCTTTGGGATAAGATCGCAAGTATCATTGTGGAGTTGCCAGTTAGAGTGGCTGGAGACGTGTTCCCAGAGATGAAGGCTATCGCCGAAAAGTATAAATCGGATAATTCTAAGATTAATTAACTACCCTAGTGCTAGATAAGAATGGGTGGAGCCTGATCTATGAGCAGGCGATCTATGATGACGGGAGACTCCTATTCCCCGAGCGCCTAAACAAAAAGTTCTTAGACGCCGCTCGGAAAACGATGGGGTCCTACCTCTTCGCTAACCAATACCTCAACCAGGTTATCCCCGAGGATGAGAAGAGGTTTAGGCCTGAGTGGCTTCGGTACTACGACCAGATACCTAAAGGCTGTTACAGTTTTGGATTCATTGACCCAGCCATCGGCCAGGATAAACACCACGACTACACCGGGATTGTGATCATTGACCTAGATACCAACGGAAACTGGTATCTCAGAGTAGCGTCTAGGCAGAGACTTACGCCGACTGAGATTGTGGCCAAAATGTTTGAGATCCACCGAGAGTTTAAACTACTCACGCTCGGTGTAGAAGTCGTCGCTTATCAAGAGGCATTGCTTTACATTCTGGATGAGGAGATGAAGAAGCGTGGGGTTGTCATTCCCGTTACAGGTGTTACAAGAAACAAAATATCGAAGAACACTAGAATATTGGGTCTGGTACCACGATTTGAATGGGGGAGATTGTACCTTGCCAAAGGCCTTACGGATTTTGAGGATGAGTATGCTTCATTTCCTCGTGGGGGCCATGATGATCTTCTGGATGCTCTGGCTTCCTGTGAGGAGATCGCTCGTTACCCTCAAGCGAAAAAAGAGATTCTTACTCAACCGCACAGCCAGCATGATCCGAAATACGAAAGCTGGCGAATAGCACAGATGGTTAAACAAGCTAACCGAGGAGACGACGAATGAGCGCACTGTTCCCAGAAAAGATTGAGAAGAAAGATAAAATGCCGATTCTAGACCAATCTCAGAAGGAAAGTTCTGGGCCTAAGCAGGCGGTTGATGACATGCGCCAGACCTTGAGCCATTTCAACTGGCTGTGTGAAGAGGCTAAGCGTCAAGGGGAGGAATGGCTCGAGGTTGATCCTGTGTTCATTCAATACTTCAACCGACAAGGCCTTGGCATGAGCACCAGGGATCCGAAGAAGCCCAATCGATACTTTATCTACAAAGATATTAAAGTATGCGGATTTGGAGAGAAGGAAGATATCTTGAAAGAAGAGCGTCGGACTATTCAAGAGCTCATGGGAGCGCCGCTCGAGGGTGTGGATGAGCTTAAGGTCGAGAAGCCTCAGGCTCCTAAGCCGGTCGCCAAAGCATAGTATGGCAATCGATCCAGTCATCATCACTCTTGGACTTGTTGTAGTGGCTCAGCAAGTGAGCATTCAAATCTTGATCAACAAGGTCATGAGTAAGAGTTACGACGAGTATATTTATGCAAAGCGAAGGAAGTATAAAGACAAGAAGCCTGTCATTCCACCGCAAGACCCAGAAGAGGACCTCGCGGTTTTAGGGAATCTAGGCTGACTTTGCGCTAGCTTTTGGGACCAGCTATAATATTTATTGACTGACCAAGATATTTAGGCTCTCGGGGAAAAGATCACAGCTTTGCTGCTTAGAATGCTTGACGGGTCAGGACAGACCGTTGAGGAAAAAGAGCTAGCTAATAAAGTCCGATCGGAGATTGAGGAAATCCGTGGCGCTCCTGGGCGTATTGCTCAGGAAGGCATCTGGATGACCAATATCGCCTATGTAAAGGGCTTAGACGGCATTTATTTCAACTCCCAGACGAGGAGTTTTCAGAACATCGATCGCGCTGGCGTAGGCCTTAAGCGCAATCGGATGCACGTCAATAAGATCCTACCTACCGTTCAGAACCGACTAGCGCGACTTTGTAAGAACGCTCCCAAGTATGACGTAAAGCCTGAGACGTCAGGGACAGACGATAAAGAGGCCGCTAGGCTTGCCCTTCAGATTCTACAGTCTCTCTGGGATAAGCTGACCCTAAACGAGAAGCGCCTAGCTCTTTACATGTGGGTCCAGCAAGCCGGCCATTGCTACATGAAGGTCAATTGGGATCCGACTGAGGGAGAATGCGTAGCGGATCCCGATATGCCTGGCCAGATGGTCTATGCCGGCGAGGTTAGGGCTGAGATTGTCACTCCATTTGAAGTATTCCCTCACAGGGCGGCGCGTAACTTTAACGATGTTCTAAGGACTGGTCTGATCCAAGCCAAGGTAAGGACCCTGGATTACTTCCGAATGGAGTATGAGAAGGGCCATCTCGTTAAAGAAGAGGACGCATGGCTATTGTCGGCGTCTTACGAGAGCCGAATCAATAACATGAACTCCCGCGGCCCTTCTGGCGGTATGGAGATGCAGAAGAATTCTGCCATTGAACTTATCAAGTATGAGGCCAGGTGCCCGAAGTATCCCAATGGGCGCATGGTCGTTAGCGCAAACGGTATTCTTCTAGAGAATAAAGAGCTCCCGCTAGGTGAGATCCCGTTTGCGAAGTTCGATGACATAATCACAGGGAGCTACTATCCCGAATCCGTCGTCACTCATTTGCGTCCTATTCAAGATCAGTATAACGAACTGGTCCGCAGACGTGCGGCTTGGGTAAGGAAGTTCGTAGCGGGTAAGTATAAGTGCCCTAAAGGCATCGGCTTGAGTGAAGAGGCGCTAGACAACTCAGAATCCGAAGTCGCTTTTTACGAACCATCTCCTACTGGAGCTCATCATGGGCCAGAGGCGTTGACTGTGCCTACTCTTCCTCAGTGGGCTTTCATGGAAGAGGACAGGTACACTGCTCAGTTCAACGATATTTCCGGAATTTCTGAGGTTTCTAGGGGCACTCTCCCGTCCGCCAGCATTCCCGCAATCGGAATGGAGCTCTTGGTAGAGCAAGACGACTCGAGGATTGGGGTAATGACCGAGCAGCATGAGCACGCTTGGGCAAGGGTTGGTAAACTCATCCTAAAAACGGTTGAAGCTAACTACAAAATGCCTAGAAAGCTCAAAATTGCTGGCCCTAACCTCGAGTACGCCGTGAAAGACGTCACGGGCGATATGCTGAAGGGAAATACTGACGTCACCGTGGTCCGTGGATCTACTCAGCCTGGTTCAACGACGGTGAAAAAGAATAACGTCATGAATCTGTACACAGCCGGACTCCTCGGTGATCAAGCTGACCCGAAAGTCAGAGAAAAAGTCTTGGCTTTGATGGAATTCGGAGACGTTCAAGACGTCTGGCAGGATTACGGGCTTGATATGGCCCAAATAAAGAAGGGCATCGAGAAAATCCAAGCTGGACAAATCATCGAGGTCAATGAATTCGACAATCATGCTCTCTGGCTACAGGAATTGAACAGGTTCCGTAAGGGCGACAAGTTCAGTGAGCTACCTATGGAGATGCAAGGCTTAGTCATCGAGCTCATGGAGCAGCATATTGCCGAAGTGATGAAACTTAAGGGCGCTCCGACGCCGGCGGATCTACCGCTAGGCCCTGAAGTGACCCCTGGGCAAGCCATGGCCGAGCTAGGGCCTCCCCCACCAGCTGAAGCGCCTCTCGTAGAGGCAGAAGGAACTGCATAATTATGCAACAAATGGATCAAGGAATGGGCGAAGGCCAAGACGATGCTTACAAAGCCCTTATGGAAGCGCTTTCGCAGCGTCGAGGTAAAGGCATTCAAATTATCGTGGTCGCTCCCCCTGAAGCGGAAGCTGAAGCGCCCGCGGAAGAGGCACTCGAGGCCGGCGAGGAGAAAGAACTCCCTCCCGAGCCTGAAGAGGACACCATGGACCAAGACATGGTCGGTGGGATGGATGAGGGAGATAAGTCGGCCCTCATGGGTAAGGCCAAACCAAGTTTAGGAGAGAGGGCTAAGCAAATGGCTCTTTCTCGTATGGGAGGACCTGGAAAGGGTCCTAAGTATTGATCGAAAACAGGCTCAAGGCTCTCGGAGAACTCGGAAAATGTTTTGCTCTATGAAAATGAGAACCCGAACACCGAAGAGGTACAATCGGGGACTGAATTAGAATCTGGAAGCGCACCTACTCCTACTGAACAACCCGGCCCATTGGACTTGGACTCAGTGGAGAAGTTTCGCTTCGAAGGGCGCGAATGGACTCCTCAAGAGCTCAGAAGCGCCTATATGTTTCAGCAAGATTATACGAAGAAAACCCAAGCCTTCGCTGAGGAACGTAAGTATTACGAGA